ATTAGGGTCGTTCTTTGTTTTTATTACTTGTCCTAGCTTATTCTTAGTTAATCATTTTGCAATGTCAGCTATTCCACCTTTTACATCAAGACCAGCCATTTTCATTATACCAGACATAAAGTCGCTACCTCATTCAATCTTAGAATAAGATGATATAAGTCATTCTGGGTTAGCTCTATTGTAGACTATTTCTCTTGATATTCCATCTCTATAAACATTTCTTAACGCTCAATAAGCCTTTTTAAGCTCTTTGAATTCTCCAGGTATCTTAGATATAGCATCGTCAAGTTTATCACGTAAATCTCATACTATAATTTGAAAACCACGTTTAGTAGTCTCGGAAGCTGTTGCTGGATTTCTAAGTGTATCGTTTATAATCTGGTTCATCATTTCTGCATCTTCAACTTTCAAAAATCATTGTTTAATTCTCATTCTTGCAGCCATGCTTTTTAATTCTTTTGCTCAAGCTGGGTCGAGTCTTTGAATAGCTGGTGAGTTGGCTAAATTCTTTAATTTAGTCGCTGTATCTGTGAGATTAACGTATAGTTTCTGTTTTGTCTTAGCTTCAATTTCGCTACCGAGCTTCTGTAAATTAGTCTTTAATGCTGTGTTATATTCTGCTATACTCTTCGGCTTTAATCATGCTTTTCTAATCATGCTATTAGCTAACTCAATTTCTTTAGTGATTTGTTCTTGAGAACGTGTAACAGCACCATTTTTAACTATCTGTTTAGGTTTAATAGCGGACATAATACCAGAAGTCTCGTCTATTTTGTTAGTATATGGGGCTATAATATCTTTAGCCATTTTCTTAGCAGTGCTTAGTCATTCTTTAATAGCTCATTCCGTATATGCACCAACTTTAGATTGGTTTATAGTTGGATTAGTAGGTATCTTAGACATGTATTTGCCAAAAGCACTAGCAGCTTGCGATACTCATGGTATAGCACCTCAAATAACTGCTCAAGCAACTGTACCAACTCATGGAGCATTGCCACTAGCTAAATCAAATGACAATCATTCTTTTGCTCATTTAATTGCTCATACTGCTGTCTTGCTAGCTAAAGAAGTTGGTACTTTCAAGCCTAGTTGTGTAAGAAACTTAGATTTAGCGATTGGGTCTAAGACTTTACCTATACCGCCTCAAACTACAGAGCCGCCCATTATATTTACTAATCATTTTCAGGCTGCAAAGCTAGCTCATTCTGTATCAGCGTATGGTTCAAATGTTCATTTGGAGTAATCTAGAATTTTTCTTGTAGCATTATAAAAAGAACTAGGGTCTGCGGATTGGTCTCATGGAAGTAATCGAGATAGTTGTCATGGAAGTCAGACAGCTAATTCACCACCAGCCTGTATTGTTCATGCTCAAAAACTAGCTCAAACATCTAATGCTTTTCCTATAATTCAAGGCTTCATTGCCTTTTCTTTTGCACGTCTTTTCTCTAATAACTCGGTCATGCTTTCCTTGTTAGCTCAAGCAGCTTTGAGTCTGTCTAAATATGCTTTTTCATCTTGTGTTAATGCCATATTATTTAATTAGTATATTCTTCAACATCGCTAGCAGTCGTACCTATATTCGTATTATAGATACGTTTTACATCGTTCAAGCCTGATAAAGTATCTCAAAAACTTCCGTAAATGGTAGTCAATGAGTCGTATTCACCTTGTAACTTAGATTTAATCATCTCATCGACTTGTTTAACTTGTCCAGCTATTGCATCTCTTTCAAATGGATTTAGATATTTATTATCTGTCATTCATCGAGCTGTTTTAGGTATCATTCGTTGTACTGCTTCTTCATCGAGCTTCTGTAATACTCAGAGATTGAAGAATGTCTGAGCTTGTCTCATAACTCTTTCATAAGCACTCTGCATTTCGCTTCTAGCTTGTCCAGGCATAGCTTCAATACCATATTTATCAATTAATGCTTTGTATGCTTGCCATTCTCTATTAAGAGACTCAGAAGCCTTTAATGCTTTATAGCTATCGTTGTTTATTACTTTCTGATTTTCAGCAGATACTTCTTTCTTGTCGTAAAGTATTCATTCAGCAGTACGTACATTTCCGTTAGCATATTTTTTAGCTATTGGTTGTTGTGTCTCCTGTGCTTGTTGTTGTGCCTGTTTAACACTATCGGGAGTGTAGTAATTTTTAATAGTTCATTTTGGTATAGCCTCAGTAGTGACAGTACCAGGTACATAGTTACTTGATTTTATGTATTCAAAGTTTTCATCTTCTCCAACTTTAATTCCTGTGTGTCCATAGCTTCCTGAACCATTTGGCTTCCACGCTACGATACTACCAATTCCTCCTGTCGGTTCGTTGCATACTGCTTGCTTAGAAGAGTAAGAGCTTCACATTTTAGTACCAGCTATATCGTTTACATATTCAGCACACTCTTTTCATCTAATACTTGCGTTCTGTGGTGATACTTCACCTAGTCTAGTTGGTATAACTGTACCATCAGGGACTGAGAGTAATTCTTGTCCAGCAGGTGAATAGCCAGACAAAACAGCTTCAATATCTACATTGTTACTAGCTTCTGGTCAGAATGTTTTTTGTGGGTCTATTGTCTGACCTGTAAATGGATTTGTATAAACATCTCTGGTGCTTCCATCTTCATTAGTTACTGTAGATTTAACAAAGTCTTTAATATCTGGCTTATTCGCCTCTTGTGCTTTCAATTGGTTTTGGTAATTAACTGCCCCAGCAAAATTTGCTCTCATCTCCTCTGGTGTCATTCCTGTTGGGTCTACCCCCAGTTGGAGAAGCCCATTTTTCATATTGTATTCATCTTGTACACGTAAATCATCGAGCTTGTTTTTGCGTTCTTCTGCACGTAATACGTTTCAGTCTGCGAGTTCTCTTTGATAGCGATATTCTTCGAGAGCGATTTCTTTTTTAATTCTGTCATCTTCTCTCATTATATCTTCTTGCCGTATCTCATCCGCGTTGATAGTATCGTAGAGCTTGAATGCTAAATTACGATTATCAGTACGCTCTTGCATTTGAAGTCCAAATACTTCTTTGTTATTGTCGAAAATCCTAGTTGCTTCCGCTTGTGCGTTGGTTACTTGGTCTTGGATATATTGTGCTTGGTCTATAAGAGGTTTAGCATCACGAGCGATTGAACTAGATATAAGACTTTCAGGAGTTCAAGCACTGTATTTCTTACGGACATCTTCACCAAGTTTCCTAAGATTGTTATTTACATCAGCTAGTTGAGTATTCAAGGCATTAACCTTATTCGTTGCCTGGATATATTCAGGATTGTTTGTAACAGCGTTTTTATAGCCTGTTGCTATATCTTCATCCATACCACCTGTTATATTCGCTACAAGTGACTCTAGCGTTGTGTTTTTTCTTACAGGTGGTTCTTCACCAACTATTACGCTTCCGAGTGTCTGGACGGCATTTTTTCTGTCATCAGCTTGTTTAATAGCTTGATATTCTGCAAAGGCGTTAGGGTTTACTGTTTGTAAGTCTGCAAAGTCTTGGCTTCATGGAAGAAGAGAACCACTTTTAACTCCATCGAAAATACTCTTTCAGTTAGCGTAGAGAGTTTTATTGGTTTCTAACTTTTTCTGTCTATCAAATTCGCTACTTTTAATAAGTGTAGGCATCCCAGTTTTAGCATCCATTTGATTGCTGTACTGAAATCACTCAGGAGGTTTTTGAGTATTTGGTGGCGTAGTTACTAAAGGTGCTTCTGTTTTAATTGGCTCAGGTGCTTTTATTGGTTCATTATTAGCTTCTAAAGGCATTAGTGTTGGTGCTTTTACTCAGTCTGTTTTAGCCTGATTAGGTATTTCTTGACTAGGAACTTGTGGCATTGGAGCAATATTCGCTCAAGTTGTAGTATTTTGTATTCCTACGCCACCTTGTTGTACTTGTCCTAAAGTTTTATTTACTTCCTCTTGCCCGAATTGAGCAACAGCCTTATCAAGATTTTCCTTGTTTGTTACGAGGCTCTGTCATGCAGCTTTTTTGTCTGCTATTCTTTGCTGTATATTTTTGTAAGTGTCTATTGCAGAAGGCATATTTTTATTTTATTGAAAACAAGTGAAATAGATAGTTTTTGTGCCTCAAGAGAATGCAGAGATATTTATGTTAAATCCATCATAATATCTTTTATTAACATCTCAAGTAATTGTGGAGAGAGAAACGAGGCTAGAGCTTGCAGTGGTTCAGAAAACTCAAGCGTTATCGTAATTTCGTATAGAAAAGGCAGTTGTGAAATCACTACTTCCGTTACAAGACTCTGTTAGTTCCCTACTTTGAGCTTCTAAGATACGAGGAGGAAAACCGCACTTAACATGATAATCTCCTGTACCATTTACCTCTTGTGTGATAACTTTTCCTCTAAGATAAATCCCTTTAGATACTAACTCTTCATTAATTCATGGTAGAGGTGTGAAGTTTACCTGTGGGATTGTTATAGGTTTAATGGTGGTATCGTTTTTCATTATATTTGTCTAGGTGTAAATCTAACATCAATGTTCCTTACAATACATCCTGTCGTTTTAACCATCAAGGCGAGTTCGTGAAAGTCTCTCTTAAAAGTCATTGTTTTATTATAAAGCTCTGTTTGGTCTAGTGTATCTATTTGTTCAAAAGCACCTCAATCAATAGAAGCCCATAAAGTACCGCCTGTACCACTTTTACCTACTCTAATTTCATCTATAGCTTTTAACATAGAATAATCACCAAAATCGTTAGCTTTCATCACGTAAACTCATTCGTTCGCTGTAGCTAAAGGGTCATTAGACTTTACTTGTCCTATCCTATATTCACCACCTGAAAGGTAGGAAACGTAGGTAATATCGTTCTGTTGGAAAATAGCGTAAAATGCTGTAATGAGTTGGTAGTTTATAGGGTCTACTGCATCAAGAGCTGCATAAATAGGTCAATAACAGAATGCAGACGGAAGTCACTCCATTTTCTTGCCATAAATAAGAAATTTAGCTTCTAATCTATCGAGAGTAAATACACGACTATTACCAGTTGCTAGGGCTGTTGCTTCTTTAGATGTTTTGAATGTAAATTTAGAACCTGTAAGCCCTGTAACTTGGTCTGTTAGGTCTGATTGTTGAAACTCTGCTAATTTACGCCATTCTAGACCACTGAGTACATACATTTCGTCAGAGTCTGTAGTAACGTAGTCTACATTTCCATCGCTTTTAGCAGCATTTACAACAAAAGGGAGTAATTGGCTGTAAGTAATCGTTTTACTTCCAATATCCATGATAGAAAGGACATTTTCAGTGTAAATTCTCAGGGTAGAACCTTGTATAGTCAAAGCTCTTACATCTTGTGAAAAGTCTGTAGAGAATAAGGTAGAAAGAGTACCTGTAGAGTCTGTGTATCCTACATTATTCGTTTTAGTTTCAGTTTGAGGAAAATACATTTCTCATCCATGATATATAACTGGATGACGATAATATCTATTCGCTCATCAATCAGCTACAAAAGTTGTCTTAGAAGAAAGGACTCATGCAGAATAAGTATATCTGTAAACAATTCTACGAGTGAATACATAGAAGTAACCGAGGAAAAGACAGCCATCTATAATTGGTATACCAGCTCAAGTGTCTGCAATAGTTCCACCACCTGTATCTTTTATTTTTCCATCACTAGTACCAAACCAAACTGTACCAGCAACAGGAGAGAATATAGAAGTGATAGGTTGAGTCTCTGTAACACTAGGAAAATCTTCAATACCAGCCATTAAACGAATTTCAGAAGGTACACGTGTAATATCTATACCATGAGAATAAATACATTGTCCTACAGCCAGCAGGTTATCATCTTGCCCCATTCCTCATTGAAATTGGTTTTGATAGTTCATTAGTACATGATTCAAGTTAAAATAGGTGTAGCTTGTTCCATTGGTGATAAAGTCCTATCTCTGAGGTTATCGATAACTCATTGTATTGCTTCATTAGCTTCTCTGACAGCATCAAGAGCAATAGAAGTACCACCGAGAGAACGATGATTGTTTATATAAGTAACAGCTTTCTGAGCTATAGCTTTGTGGTGATTGCGAGGTATCTTTACAGTAGTTTCAGCACCTCAAGCTAATAGGTCAATAAGTGATACAGAAGCATGTACTCTTAATCCTCAAGTAATTACTGTATCTCAATCAGTTAATGCTGTGTTGCCATTGTTGTCAGGAGCAGGATAAATAAAAACTGAGCTATCCTTATAAATATAGAATGGGCTTCACTGTGATTGATTACGTGAGAGGTATTCAGGAGTGTTTGAAAGAGAACCAGAGCCAAAAGGGTAAACAACACGATAATCAGTATCAGAGGTACGAAATTTAATCCCTACGCTAATTATCTTGAGAATACCAGGAGCTGTAGAGGTAGGGTCAATAGATGAGAAATTATACTCACTCTGATTGAGTTTTGTGTCTGTTGTAAAGTAGTCGTAAAAATAATCTTCGTCTATTTCGTTTCGTATTACTTCTTCAATGTCGTGATAAGCGAGATTAAGACATTTGAGAGCAACTACATCAGAAACTTGTGAAGAAGTAACTCATGCAAAGAATTGAGAGAGTGAGACTAGTTCATTTACAGTAGACATAGTATTTTTATTAAAATTCCCCCCAGAGTAATATTAACTCTCTGAGGGGTTTTGTATTAAGCAGCGAGAACGTCACCACGTTTAATAACGCGAGCGTAAGCAGTAGTAGTTGCAAGGTCAACAGCAGAACCAGTATTGTTAGCCAATACAAGAGTTACTGTGTTAGCTGCTGTTACTGCACCTGTAAGAACAAGGTCAGCAACATCAACACCGAGTGAAGATAGAACAAAGTCACCAAGTGCAGCACCTGTGACTGTGACTTCTTTTGCTTCTTCATCGCCATCAGCGATAGAGCCAGCATCCCAAGTAACAGAACCATCAAGAGCAATCATAGTACCAAATAGGTCACGAGCATCCTGTGATACTGTCTTGTCTGAAATATCAATTGTAGACATAAGAAAAAAGATTAAATATAAGTACCTCCCCATTTCTGAGGAGGTTTAGCGATTAGCTGTTAGAACCGAGTGTAGAGTAAGACTCAAAACGTACGAGTGCATTTTCACGAAGAATTGTAGCACCAACACGGAATTTTACACCAGCAGAAGCTCTCTGTTTGAGAGGGTCAGCACTACCAGATGAACCGAGAGGGTTAAATACTGATTGTGGCTCACCTTCACGAACTACACCATACGCATCCTTACCGAAGAAGTAAGTTGGGTATACATCAATAGTACCAGTAGAACCAGAACCATTAGAAGCATTAGCGAAGTATTGAAGATTTGGAGAGACAACAACACGAACACCAGACAAAGCACCAATTTCACCCTTGAAGATTTTCTCAGGAGTAACGTACTTGTTAGCATCGAGCCATGCACCTGTACCAGTTTCAATACGGAGGTCATGGAGAACATGAGGATGAATAACGCCCATGAACATTCCTGCATCGTAAGGCTTAGCGTTGTTCGCAAGGAGTGTAGCTTGTGCCTTAGAGATGTTAGAAGCAGACATTGTGTCATTTGAACTAATAGTAGTTCGAGAAGTAGCATCACCAGAGTAGTAAACGTTAGTACCAGCATCAATGACATCTTGAACGAGAATATCTGCAACAGCAGCTACATTCATAGCAATATCAGAGAGAGCATTAGCGATAATTTCTACAGGAGAGTCCTGGAGTACAACGTCTGACATGATGATGTATTCACCAATTTGAGTGAGAGAGACTTCTTGCTGTTCCATAGACCAGCTACCTTCAGAAGGTGTAGTACCTTCGACAAGAGTAAGACCAGCGACTGTACCAACTGACTTAGTAGCGAGAGAGAATACGTACTTGTTTTGTCCTTTAGGGAGTACCTTTTGAGTACCAGCACCGAGGATATAAGTATTTGGGAGGAGTGCGTCAATAACAACTTTATCGAAGTAACGAGAAAGGGCTGTTGAGTCACCACCTGCGTAGAGATTTGAGGTTATTTTAACCATATAAGATAAGATGAGAGATAAATTTTACCTCTACCTTATCGAGTGGCTACATCTGTATATTAGCGTATGCCTTTTCAGCTTCTTTTCTGAGGGAGTCCATATCATTAAGATTAACATTACCTCATACATGTTCTGAAAAAGATTTTTCCCCACTTGCTGGAGCTGTTTTACCCTGAGTAGCTTGTGCATAACTTCAAGAGTCTGCGAGCTGTGCAAGTTTAGCTGGGTCTTTGTCTGCTAATACATACTTGTATGCCTGTTCGAGTCAGATAGTAGGATTTTTAGCTCGAAAATCATTTATGTCCGTTTCGTAGTCCTCAGCTTCAGGATTTTTACGTAAGAACTTATTAAATTCGAGTTCCGCTTCGAGCTTAGGTACTTTTTCAAGTGCTTCACGCTTTCTGCGATTTTCCTCTGCTCTGTCGTTAGCAAATTTACGAGCTTTAGCTTCTTGAGCTGTTTCTGTAAATTCACTTTCAACTGGTGCAGTGGTTTCCAGCTCTGTTTCGGTAGAGTCATCCGTTGTCTCGTTTGTTATGTTGTCGAGTTCAACTGTATTGTCTTGTTCAGACATAGTATCAAAATTAAGAATTATTATGCAGTCTTATCTGCTATATATAAGTTTACAGGTTTTTTGTATCGTGCAAGTGTTATTTTTGTGGCTTGTAAATCTCCATTAGTTTGTGAGGTTTCTCTATCATAGTTTTCATACAGTTTCTACGAGCTATAAGTATAGAACGGAGAGAGTAAATAGGTGTGTCGTCTACATCTATATCAAATATGAGCTTTTCAGTTTCTCTAATGTAGCTTTCAAAATCTTCAATAAGATAAGTCCACCCTGGCATTCATGTTAGGGCTTCAATTTCTTGTGAGCGTATTTGTTCTTCTGAAAGTTCCATTATACGATAAGGTCTTTAATAGTTGTATCTATTTCAATGTCTCCATCTTTCTGTGCGAGTACATCTTGTAAGAACTTAATCTGTGACATGTAATACTCTGAATTGTTTATTCGTGTCTCTTGGTTCTTTTTTAATTTTGATACGTTATTTATGATAGTCTCCTGTGCTTCTGGTGTTTCTGCCTTGCTATAGCTCTCTTGGTTATTGTTGATAAGAAAGTCTGTAGAAACAGAGTGCATTGCAGTTACTTCTTCTAAGAATTTAACTTGTAATCCTACGAGTTGGTTAGCAATAACTTCATCTGAGAAAAGAGAGCGAGGAACGAGCATAAAAAAGGATTAAATAGTAAGTGCTTGTGTTTGGTTCTGTGGCTGGTTTGATTGTTGTAACATGTTGTTAGTAACTTGTGCTTGAGTTTGAGAAGCTGTAGTGCTTGTTTGAGCTGTACTAGCTTGTTGTGTCGTCATTATAATCATTAGCTTGCACATTTCAATATAGGCGAACTTATTTTTACTATCTTCTGCACTCTGAGCGATTATTAACATTGTATAAGGGTCGATACTTTGGTCTGGGTAAACTAGGTTACCATGATTGATTGCTTTGACATCTTCCCATGCGTAGAGTTCTTGTGCAGATGCTGGTACTTTCTCATAGGCTTCTTCTTTTGTAACCTTGAGTACGATTTGGTAATACTTACGCTTGAAGAGAGCTTTAGATATTGCAGGTATTTCTGTGTCTTGCATGTAGAAATTGTATGAAGCCATCCAAGCATCACGAATATCGTTATTGATACGCTTAATATTCTCTTCTGAGTCAAGAACTACATCAGGGTCTTGTATTGTTATATCCTTTCGATTAAATACTGATACTTTCGGAGTAAGACCAGAAGTAATACGAACTACCTTTTCAGATGTATCACTCATATATTCTTGGTAGCAACGATACCATAAACGCCAGAAGTCTTTATCTGCTACGAGTTGTATTTGAAAACCTAAGAGGAAGCGAGCATTGGCATTTCTCTGGCTTGCTTGTATTTCACTTGCTGTACGTTTAGTGTCCTCAGTCACTCACGCTTGTACGTTTGATATACCTGTTGCAAGTTGTGTATCGCTTCTTAGTTTTTGTTCAAAGTTGTACCAATCGCTAGAGCCTTGTGATTTAGGAATAGTTGCAGTCATGTTTTGTACGTTCTCACTATCGACTGAGATAAATCGTCTACGAGTAAGGCTAGGAGCTTTTAATAGGTCTGTTCGGTTCTTTACTTGGTTGGATACGAGAACTGTATCACCGAGAGCTAAGTCCTTTTCTTGTATGAGTTTTAGGTTCTTCAAGATTGTCATTGCTGTTTGTTCATCTTCTACTAGATCGGCAAGAGAAATACCGAAAGGGTCGTTAGGTATAGGAGAGAAGTAACGGAGAATAACAGGAAAGTCTATTTCTGTTGGGTCTTCCTTTTCAATCTTAGTAATAGCTTTGATAGGTTCAAAACGTATGATAATTTGATTGCATATAGTCACACAATATGGTACTCAGTTTATGCGAGTATAACCATCCTTTATATTAACTAATTCGTTTCCATCAGACTCAGGTATCCCAGTCTGGATATTACGAGGCACACAAGAAGCAATATCATTCTGAATTGTTATAGTGCTTCAAGCCCCAGCTTCTTCGACTATATCGAGATTAAAATAACCATCTTCCTCTTTGAGTGAGTAAACAGGTGCATCTATATCGAAATACATGTAAGAGAAATTGCGACTTCTTAGCCATCCTCTTTTATCAGGAATCCAAGCTAAAGGGTCTCGAACTTCCCAAACAGGTCTATTATGCTTCCATCCTTTCTTTTGTAGGATTGATACACCAAACATTCCTTCGTTCCATCTTCGTTTAATCTCGTGTTCTGGCATATCCATTTCTTCCCAATCAAATTTAGAAAGGTGATTGAGATTTTCTGCTATGTTTTCATCCATCCAATCTCTTCCGAGCCAAGCAACACTCTTTTGGTCGCTAGTTGTTGCAGCCATCCAAGATTGCATACTCGAATAAAGTGAATTATCACTAATCCTTTCTGGTTCTTTATCTTGATTAACGTATAGTTTTAATTGGTCACGTTTCTTCTGTCTCTTTAACTCTGTGTAGTTGTAAGAGTCCTGTAATTCTTTCATTACTTTTGAGAGAATTCTATCATAAGACCATCATTTTGGTGCTTTGATATTTTTGTTGAGTATATAGTCCATATTCTAATTATAAGGTGTTTTTCTCTTGTGCAAGATTATATAAATGAGTCACTTTCTCAAGACCATTCAGACTCAATAGATGTAGTACTAAACATCTGAATACATCACGAAAGGGCATCAATCATATCATCATGCTTACCATTCGGGAATTTAAGAAGTTCAGCTTCTAAGTCTGCCATGAAAATAGAGTGCAGAATAGAATGAGAAGCATAACGAGGTTGCAAGAGCGTTCTTATCTTTGCATTCTTCTCTGTGTTTGGTCGTATCTCTTCAAGAGTAAAAAAGTGGCTTCTTATTCTCATTTGCTTTTGCATTTCTAAAATTAACATCTTTTGATAAGCGATACTTTCTACTCCTACTTTTCCTCCCCATTTACGTTGAGTCTTGAAAGTTCTATCAATAATCTCGTCTGGTAAGTATTTTCATGCTTGTACCTCAAGTACATAGATAAAGTTACTTCTCGCATCAATTCAGGCTGTTATTATAGCTGTGTTGTCTGCTTCTTGGTTCTGTGAGATTGCTGGGTCTACGAAAGTAACAATACTTAGGTGCTTTTTCACTTGTTCTAGTTCGTGTTGGTCGTAGTGAATGAAGTAAGACTGTACGAAATCTCAGTTCTCTGTATTGATTGGGTTCTGTTGATATTGAGACTCAAAGAATAAAGGGCTTTGCTTCTTTATGTCCTCAAAGTAACTACGAGAGAAACGAGAAGCCCAGAAAGACTCTCATTGTTCATTGAGTGCAGGGATTTTTAGCTCTGTCCACTTGTCTCATTCTCTTTCTAGTATCTCACCTACTAAATCATCTTCTCTCCATCTCTGCATAATAATAATCTGTTTGGCTCTGTCGTCTTGCTTACGAGTAAGGAATGTAGACCAATACCAATTAGAGACAGTTCGTCTCACTGTGTCAGACTCAGCATCTTGTCTTGTTGCGTAAGGGTCATCACAGATTAGAATATTACCACCTTTACCTGTAATACCACCTCAAACTCAGTAAATAGCAAACTCTCAGCCTCATTCTATGTTCCAATTCTTAACGGCTCCACTATCTCAACTCACTCTAGTATTGTAAAGGCTTTGATATTCTCTTGTTTGTATTCTATTTCGTATGTTACGTGAGAAGCCCTCTAACAAATTTAGGGAATGACCTGTATAGAGAATATCAGTTCTAGGGTAATCTCAGTACAGTTTAGATATAAACTCTTGCATTAAGCGAGACTTTCAAGCACGAGGTGGCATTTCTATTATCAGGTTTTGTATATCCCCTTTTAAGAGTCTACTCAAATGGTCTGCAATCAATTCATGGTGTGGACTAATTTCAAAAAACTTATCGCAGTACACAGAGTACGACAATAAGTCTTTACGAGCTTGTTCTTTGAAGAATGCTAATTCGTTGTCCATCGTTGTGCAATGAGTTTCTTTTGTTCAGGTGATAAATCTTCTGTAACATCAGCGTTAGTATTTCGGTTATCTGTTTCGACTTTATCAGTGTATCAATGCTTAGTGAGAAGCACTTTAGCAATGGTTGGGTTGTATGCTCAAGAGAGTCCATTATTGATTAATCATTCAGCCTGTTTTTGCAATACTGTTGCAATAACGTCGGAAAACTCTGGGTATTTTCCCTTCCAATCATAAACAGTATCCTTATGAATATCAAGATAGTTAGCCAATCATTCTATTGTCGGTAACTTAACTTTCAGTGTCTTTTCGTCTACCTGAATATCTATACATTGAGCAAGATATTTTTTAGCTTTCTCTGTGTATGTTTCATTAAATTCTGTTGGTCTTCCTCAAGCCATAATTATTGTTTAGCAATTAATCTTACATTCAGTAATCCTACTTCTCAATCTAAACATTCATATGGTTGTATGTAATAAAATGGAGTAGCTATACAATCCTTAAATATCATTCTTATTGTGTATAGTTCTTCTGGCGTAAGTGTGATTGTATTAGTGCCATCTTTTCTTTTCTCTAATGTATCTATCCAATCCTTTTGTTCTCTTCCGTTCTGTTTAGAAAATTCTCAAGCCAATAAATAACTTCACATCTTGATAGATTGTATAATCTCATTTTCTACACTTCATCTAATATCATTAGGTTCAAAGTAAATTTCAGACTCTTTTCATTCGTGTTCAACTTTTAGAGATATTTTCATACTATTTTATAAATCAAATAGAACTACGCAACTTAGCGTACTCTTCTGCCGAAACTATCCTCGTTGTTTTCTTGTCAGTCAATCAATCTATGTTATCGAGGAATTTTAATTCTTCCTTTGGAGTCAATATTACTTTCTTAGGTACTCCTCACTTAAATTCAGTATTGTAATTCGAGAACAATAAAGGAAGTTGCATGATAGCTACGTTCAGAGTGTTTTCATCTATACCGAAAGAATTAAATAATCTTATCTCTATTCTCTGTATGTTTTCTTCGTGGTCTATCTTGAGACTTCCAAACATCTTCCAAAGTGCTGCTATGTTATTACCATTTGGATATTGGAGGAAATACTTATCTCCTGTTACTTTCCTTTGGTCGTTGTAGTTAATTATAGTAGACATAGGTTTTGAATTTTCAGTAAGTTTTCTCTATTTCCATTTTAGATATTCAGTGATTGAGTAGCCACCATTTCTTTGCTTCGAGTTCTTCTTGTTGTCGTCTTTGTTTGTAGTCGGGAAGTTGTGAGCGAATTTCTATATTCTTTTGTACTTGAGTATCTGAGTAATAAATCTCATCTAAAGTCATGTCTCTATTATACTGATAGGATTTGTAATGCAATAGTTACTTGTGTATTAACTCTGCAATCTTATCTACAAGTTGTGAAAAGAAGTATCAAATTAAAAAAGGAAGTAAAAAGCTCATAGTATTATTTATTTAGCTCTTGGGGGTAATCTCGCTCCATTAGGCGTTTCAAATTTAATGCTTCTAAACGAGACTCTTCACTTTCTTTTTCTCATAGCTCTTCTATTTTAGAGAGGACAGCTTGGAGTTCGGCAATGGCAACACTATAAATTAGTAATTTTCGGTTATTTATGTCAGGTTTTCACTTATTTAGTAAATCTTGCCTTTGGTCTTTCAGTTCCTTTATTCTCTCTTGTATATAATTGGTTAGTTCAGACATGGGGGAGGGGGTTAGGATATTTTTCTATTCCATCATCGCCAATCTTCTACTCTATTTTTAGCTGTAGCAATCCATTTTTCTTTTTCGCTGTCAGAGACATAACTCCAAGAGCAAGCATTAGTTTCCCTGTGTTCTACGATATAATCTGTACGCAATTCGTCTGCAATGTATTCAATGTAGTGTTGTTCTGTAGTCATAGAGTTATTCTGTTAGTTGTTAAGGGGTTATTTAGAGCCTGTTATAAAGTATATCATTTATGTTTTGCAATGTCTGATTCATGTCTCGTAACATTTGCATTAGTTCTTCAAATTGTTTTTCATTCATAGTTATTCTGGTTTATTAGATTCGACATAGATTATTCGTCTTTTATCCTCATACAGTTCGTCTAGTATCTTTTCCATCTCTTCAATCAATCGTGTTTTGTTATCTACCATTGAGAGGAGTCAAGAGAGGTTGCGTTTTAGTAGGGTTTTGTCCATAGTTATTTAAGAGATTGAATAAGATTTCATACAGCCCTAGCGTAACTTGCATCTACTCACATTTTCTTTTCTAACTTATCAGCAAAATCAAATGCTTTCTTCGCACATTTATCTTTCGTGAGTCTCTCAGCCTCTAGAATCTCTTGTTCGATGAAGTCAAATAGTTCATCTGGCAAACAAAGTCACCAATCTTTATTCCATTCTTCATGTTCTCGTATAGTTTTTTTAGTATATTCACTCAGTTCGTT